GTGACGTTCTCTCTGTTGATGACGCGGACTCTTATCTGCTCATAGAGCTCAATAAGGAAGTCGGCCTCATCTTGGCTTAAGATTTCGTAATAGTCGTCCATTCTTTGTCGGAATAAGGTCTAATCATTTTCCCAAACTCTTGGTCGAGTTCTTGGATTTCATCCATCAGCTTCCATTCCTTCCTGTACGCATCCTTAATGTCCTTGAGTGTAGAGTCCTGACCTGTGTTGGCGAACAGAGATGCCATCTCCATAAGCTTTTGGTCAATAGCCTCTCTTGTCTTCGTGTCTGTGTAATACTTAGATTCCATAAACTTCGTATCCTTTTATTTTAATTTTAACCTGATAAACGTTTTTTGGTAGGCTCCCGTCAAATTCAATCTTAACTCTCTTAAAATAGGTAGGAGTGTCATCTGCAACATACCCCTCTTGGACAAGACAATCAGATAGAAACTTTGAAACAAGAATACCGTTGTCAATGTCAAGACGACTATTGTAGCTAATATCCAGACAAAAACTTTCACAAGTAAACTTGTCAAATTTTTCAAGCTCTTGTAGAATTGCTGCTTTGTAATCATTTTTATATTTTAGTCTAGTTGCCCAGTGAACACCAGCGTATATTTTGTTTAGGCTTGGTGGCTTGGGCAGGTTTAGGATTATTTCTTCCAAAGCTCTAACACTTGAGAGTTTCGGATGTTGAGGTAGCCGACCACTTTGGTCACTTTCTCTCGGTTGGCAAACTCTGTAGTCTTTGGCATTCTGCGTTCTTCCCAAGCTGGAACTGGTAGGTCCGTTAGGTTGAATACAAAAACACCAAAGGGCGTAGAATTAATGTACAATGGTATCGTACGAAACTCTAACGCCCTTGATAGCAGGTTGTCATATTTACTTTTCTCTATGAGAAGGTCATCGTAGTGTGTCTTGCGACACTTTAGCTCGATGTCGGAGTTGGTGGCGACAGAGTAGCAATCGTAAAAGCTAAACTCATCGCGGCAGGTCTCCAGGTCAGGTAGGTTTCCCTCCTTTAGATAATTGAAAAGCTCTCGCTCATTTCTGATTAGCATCATTTATTGCAATCTTCAGAAGGATAAGATACCCGATTAGGTCGGATATTGTATCTTCTGTGTCGGAGTTAATTCCCCTATTTTTTATCCTCATAAGCTTATCATCAATCCTTGCGGTCAACGATATTACAGCGTCTGAGTTTCCAAAGATGGCAACAGGGCTAAGGGCCGAGTCACCATAGGCTCTATTTTTGGACAGCAACAAATCACGAACAGAGTTCGACATTTCCGTTATCTTATCTTCAGAACTTTTCATTTTCATCAAACAAAGATACTTCAAATTTATATACTTTCTTCTTTCCGTTAGATTCAAGTAACAGACGACCATTTATAGGATTAAAAAACACATACCTTTCGGAGTGTCCTGTGTAGTCAGATACGTCAAACTTATACTCTTGGTTGTTCAGCACAAGGTTTAGGTTCTCATCCAATTCAGCAGAAGTTATCTGCTCTATGTTCAGGTTAAAGAATAGGCAGATAGTGTTCCCCCAGTTCCTTTTGTACTCTCTAACTAGCGAGAGGTTGGGCGTAGATTCTGCTTCCATCGAATTGGTTTACTTCGTAATATCTGTTAGTCATTCTGTCGTAGTACATATACACCCACCCAAGCTTACCCACAGCCTTCGGCTTGGCTTTCACAATGGAAATCTTTACCTGATTAGGCTCGTAGGGCACTCCGTTGCTGTCGCACAGCCCGTAGGGGCAGCGCCAGATACTAACGACCATCATACCCTTCCGGGACCACTGCATACCACCTGCGATGTCGTTCATAGTCGGAACATCCACAAATGGGATTCCGTCTTTGTACTTAACCTGCTGGTGCTTAGTGTGTACCGTTACAATGGTGTGGTAGTCGCGCTCTGCTGAGTGCTTCCTTACCCTCGTGAGAATCTGCCCGATGGCGATGTCCTCCCTTACTCCGGAGGAAACGTCCGTCTTTATCTCGGTAAATGGGTCCACGATGCAGCCGTCAATCTTTATGTCGTATCGTGATTCTATGTCAGCAACAGCCGTGTAGAATCCTTCTATGGTTATATCCTGCAATCCTGAGTCGATGATGTAGAAGTGCTTGCTGATGAAGTCTATGGCCTTCTGTGCCTCTTCATCTGATGCCGTCACCATATCGTTAAGTAGGAATGGCTTTCTAAGATACACCCAAGCGAGTTCGGCGAATACATCAACAGGGCTCCCAGTCTCAGGAGAGTACACCGCCCACTTCCATCCGGAGAACTCTGCGAGGTTCATCATAATCTCAAATCCAAACTGGGACTTGCCTTGGTGTGCACCTGCGTATACATAGGTGGTGCTTCCTCGCTTTACCGAGTATTTGTCGAAGAGAGAGTGAAATCCAACCCACTCCCCCTTTTTCATACCATCGTTGCGTAGTTCGTAAAGTTGTTCTTTTACTTTTTCTATGTCAAATATAAATTCTCTCATTTTGTAAATTCTTGGTTATAGTCTTGTTCTTTGTGTGCGAATGATTCTGATATTGCTTTTTGTTCAAAGCACTGCTTGACATAAAATTCTTTAATCTTTTTGCCTGTCAGCCCATTCTGAACCATCATTTGGTAGATGATTTCAGGGTTGGCGTTGATATGTTCTATGCTCTTTGCTCTTGACACAAACTCGTATGGTCTGTCCTCTGAGCCCTTGTAGTGGTTGACGTACGATTTACCATAGGTAACCTTCCAAGCAAGCTGAACTTTGTATAGGTATATTGTCTGAAACAATGGTTGCTGTTCTGTACTTTCCTCCATCTTGTTATTCTGTGCAGTAGCAGTCTCCTGCTCCTTCGTTAATCTGTTGGATTGTACGCAGGCATACTGGGCAGGGTTCTGTAGTTTCTTTTATCATTTCTCTTTGGTGTTAAAGCGTAAACTGTAGTATTCTTCTGCGATGCCGTTATTAGGGTCAAGGCGCTGCATTTCCATACCTGTGTGGAATGCCTCTATGATTTCAGCCATCTCTTCTTTTACCATCAGCGAACGGATGGCATACCAAGTAAGCTTATCCTTCGGGGTATCCCAAAGTAATTCAAATAGTTTTTCTACTGGTGTTTTCATATCTCGTTGGTGTTAATATCCCAGTGGTATTCGCACTTGCCATCCTTAATAGGTGAGTTCATAAAGTAGGATTGCAACATTCCCGTTGGGGCAGTGTATCGGTAGCAGGTCATCTTGAGGTCGCAATCTGCGCCACTACATTTAGTGATGTCGGTCATACCATCTGCGATACATCGCTGCCGCAACAGCAATACGTTGTGGGTAGAACGGATAGTCAGGCTTGAGTTTCGCCATAGCTATTCTCATAAACTGATTACGCTCATCAATTAATATCTTCCTCTGTGTCTTCATAGTGTTCTCCGTTGTTTCCATTTTGTCCGATTATGTCCATCCTTGAATTTAACTCCTCTTCCTTCTCAGCCCATTCAGCATCGAAGATTCTACGACTCAGCAAGTCCTCTTCGGACTCCTTTAACTTTGCACTACCGCCAGATATTTTCTGGTTGTCAACGTGACTCTGGCTGTCGCCTAAGTCATCCCAATACAAAAAACGGAACTTGTTATCCATATTATTGGTGATGAAAAAGGGGGCATAGCCCCCCTCAACATTCAGCTATCTAACATTGTTAGAATGGGAAGTCATCAGACCCACCATTTACAGGGCGAGCCTTTGGCGTGTAGGCCTCCTGTACCTTTAGGTACTTCTCACCATCGCGCTTAGACATAAGCTCCAGGTTAACCCAGCCGCTTTCGTTTTTAAGACCATCGATTTTCTCGAAGTCCTTTGGCCCGAAGGCGATTTTGACGATTTCGCCATATTTGGTCTTGACCACTTTGGTCTTCCCGATAAAAATTGCAGTTTGTTCTGACATCTTTTTAAATAATTAAGATAAAATTAATTGTTTGATATGTTCATACATATCCTCTAACCTTCGAACCTTGATTTTGAGTTTCTCCACATCATCGTTCAAGTCTTGCCCTACGTAAAGGTCTTCGAGTGCTGAGA